ACCTTGCCTGCGTCGGCGTAGAGCTTGGCGAAGCCGGAGATGCTGGTGATGGCGGCACGTTCCACCTGACGGTCAATGAGCTTGTCGTACTCCACCGTCACATCGCCCGCGCTGACCATTTCCAGCACATAATTGCGGTCCAGACCGATGAGGGTGTTGGCAGGCATGGCGCTGGTGCGCAGGAGATTGGCGCCCAGGGGGGAGGAGAGGGAACCGGTACCCTGGAAGTTCAGACCGGTCAGGGGGTTCTGGAACTCTTCCATCTTCAGCATGTCCAGCATCACGGCATTGGGTACCAGAATGGTGTTCATGGTGTAGGGATCGAACTGAGCCCAGAAGTCCAGCAGAGCCTCGTAGCTGAGCTTGCCGCTCTCGCCGCCGATGGGAGCGGAGCCAACGGCGAAGGACGCGGCAGCGTTGTTGTTGCCGTCGCCGTTCATGATGACGTTGATGGCGTCCTCCAGATGCATGCGGGCGATGTGGCTGCCGATCTGGCGCAGAGTGATGGAGAAGAGATCCAGTCTCTGGAAGCGGATGGCTTCATAGGAGGCCACCAGCATGCGGCCGCGCTTGTGCAGCTTCACCAGATTGCTCTGGGTGCGCACGGTGGTCTGGGGCAGGACAGCGCCCTCCTCCACGCGCTTGAGCTTCTTGTCGTCCTCACTGGGGACGGAATAGATGGAGCGGTAGTCCATGCCGTCGAACTGAGTCACCGTAGCGGTGATGGAGGGCAGGACGTTGTCCTCCTCCATGCCCTGACGGACCACGCGGGAGACGAACTCGGGGAAGAGCACCGCGGACTCGGTGGTGAGGAAGAACTTCTCCACCACGTCGGAGCGGCTGCCCTTCACGCGGATGTCAAAGCGCTTGAGCTGACGCTGGAAGGCATCCAGGCCCTCCAGGGGAGTGCCTCTGTAATGTTCGCTGGGGTCGGCGGCCTCCAGCACCTGGGAGAAGGACTTGCCGGCCTCTCCGTACATACCCTTCTCCAGTTTCAGATTGTCATAAGCGTAACCCATGATGTAATCCTCCTCTTACAGTTTGATGGTTGCGGTCTGACGGGTGGTATCCACGTCGACCACCAGATAGGTCTTGCCGGAAGCATCGGCGGCGATACCGCCCGAGCCGTTGGCGCTGAGGGTGCTGAACCCGACTGCGGGGGCGGTGCCGGTGTAGCTGACGGTCACAAAGCCGTCCACCTGCACGCTGCAGGCGTCATCGCGGCAGCACAGTGCCACGCCGATGAAGGCATCGCCCTTTGCGCAGGCCTTTACGGTGCCGTTGCCGGCCATAGTCACCACATGACCCTCAGTCAGAAGACCGCCGGCGAAGGTGACGGTCTCACGGCCGATGCCGTGGAAAGAAACATTGCTCATATTCTGTTCTCCTTTATATAAATGTAGATCCTCAGATCAGGAACGCGCCGTCCTCTTCGGCAGAGGCAGCGGTTCCGGCGAAATGCAGCTGGGGCTTTGCGGGGAAAATGGTGTCCACCCTCTGGCGATACACCTTGGTCAGTTCCAGAAGCTCCCGTTCCTCCAGCTTCTCCACCGCGCCGCCGAACACCTGCAGATCCAGCGCCTCATCCGCCAGACCTGCCAGCCCTACCAGTTCCCGGCGCAGGCCTTTCATGTAGGCGCGGCCCAGCTGCGCTTCCTGCTCCAGCTGTTCCAGTTCGGCAAGGCCGATGCCCTTTTCGGCGGCCAGACGGTGCAGGGCTCCGTTGACCTCTCTGCTGTAGGTCTTGATGACGCCGGCCTTTCGCTGGGCGGGCACGGCCACAAAGCTCCACTCATAGGCATCCTGGGGCTCCTGCAGGGTGAAGTAGCAGAGTTTGCCGTCGTACTCCCGGCCTCTCTGGTGGCTGCAGTGTTCCTTGCCGCAGACAGAGCAGACGCTTCTGGCTACGCTGCAGCCGATGCTGACTTCCTTTTTGATGCCCGCCTCGATCTCTTCAATGAGATCCCGGTTCTTTTCGCTGCGCAGCATGTAGGCATAGCCCTTCAGGTAGCGGCAGCCCTCGCCGGCCATGGTGAGGCCGCTTTCCTGACAGATCTCCGTCCGGTAAAGTCTGGCGGTCTGACCCTGCGCGGACCAGCTGTGGTCAAAGATGCCGCTTTTGCCCATGAACAGCTTGCTGAGCGCTTCCAGGGCGGCGCTGTCGAAGCGCTCGAAGTCTCTGTCCACCTCGTTGTCGCACAGCCGCAGGGCGAAGGTGTAGACATCTTCGGCCTCCAGCCGGGTTTTTGCCAGAGCGTTGATCCGCTTCAGGTCTTCGGGGGATATCTGATGCTCCATCACGCCGCCCGGCAGCTTTTTCACATCCAACATTCGCTTCCTCCTTACTCTGTTGCCGCGGCCATTCGTTCTGCCGCGTCGTTTTCGATGGCCAGCTTTCTGGCCTGCTGCCTGTACCAGTCGGCCTTGGCCTCTTCCAGCAGATCCTGCAGATTGATGTCATCCCACACCACCTGCACATCGCAGCCGTAGCCGTGCATCCGCAGCCACAAGCGGCAGATACGGCTGACCGGCGGGGTCAGTGTCCGGCGGATGGCGGTGATCTCCGTGGTCAGAAGATCTGCCTGCTGGGCGCTCATGCGCTCCGTGCTGGACCAGTTGAGTCCCAGCATGAAGGGCGGGATGCCGGTTTTGGAGATGAGCTGCTCCATGATCTGCCGGACGGGCACGGAGCTGTCCAGCACCTGATTGTCCGCGCCAATGACGCGGATGTCCACATCGCCCACGGCAACGAAATCTCTCACGCTGCCGGAGCGGGTGGATTCCATGGCGCGGCTCCACTCGCTTGCCAGCTGCTGGCTGCGCTCCTGCACCATGCCCCGCTCGATCTCACCGGCCTGCGGCTTGTAGACCACTGCGAAGCGCACATTGCCCATGCGCTCCCAGTTGACGCCGATGGCATGATAGATCTTCCCCAGCAATTCGGTGAGGAAGGGCATCGAGCGCAGGAGGGACACGCCGTAAGGGCTGTAGGCCTCGGGGTTGAAGGGGGTGAACAGCAGCAGGTTCTGATGGGGCAGCGGGGAGACCCGACCGGTCCCATCGGCGGTGCACAGCAGGAAATCCAGCGGGGAATCTCCCTCACGGATCTGGATGTCATCCACCCTGCCGCACAGCAGCGCCGCAATGTCCCTGCCGTCACCGGTCGGCAGGATCTCGCCCACGCCCTGTCCGAAGGTCAGCATCGAGTCCAGATACTGATCGAGAAAGGCGTTGATGCCGAACTGCCCTCTGCCGATGGGCACATGCTCCAGGAAGTCCAGCAGCTCCTTCTGGGCTTCCTTGTCGGTGCATACGGCGCTCACACCGCCTGCAAGGCGCAGCAGCTTGCCGATGCACGCATCGATGAGAGGCACCGCCTCCCGGATGGCCCGATACAGCTTCACCTCATTTTGCCGCAGGGGGACATAGTTCTGCAGCATGCCGAAGGGATACTGCTCTCCCCGGACGATCTGCGGAGAGGCAGCCGCAGCCATCGCCTGATCTTTTTTTCGCTTGATGAGTCCCATTCCATACTCCTTTGTCATGATTTGGCGGAAGACCGATGGCGCTACCAGACGTTCCGCTCCACGCTCCCCACGAAGAAACCGCCGTCGCTCCGGGCGGGAGAGACCACGGTAGCGGCGAAGTAGCGCATGTCATCCATGGCGTGGTCGTGTTCCTTGCGGGGAGCGTCCCGGGCCTGATTGTCCGCCCAGCGGTAGAGGGCCATCTCCCGCAGACAGTCCCTGCAGGTGTCGCAGATGGCGATCTTACCGCTTTTGAGCAGTCCCGCGGTGACGCGGATGCCGGAAAGGACATCGTTGCTGGCCTTGACCACCGGCAGGCCCTCCTGCCGAAGGGCGGTGATGAAGCTGGCGGCGGAGGGATCCACCACCACGCAGCGAAGGGATCTGCCGCCGATCAGCCGCAGCAGCGCCTCGGTGTACTCCCGGTCTGTCAGCTGGACGCCTGTCTGTCTGGATGCGTAGTAGTATTCTTCCATCCGGTACCATACGCCCAGCCGCAGACCCCACAGGCCGAAGGAACAGGGATTGGCGGTGCCGTAGTCCACCGACACGCAGTAGTCCTCCATCTCCCCCTCCGGGACGCCTACCGCATCCCGCTCCGGGTCGAAGAAGTCGTACACCAGCCCCTTGGCGGCGACCCATTCCCCCAGAATGAACCGCTGGTAGAAGGAACCGGTATAGCTGGCGCGGTAGCGCTCGCGGATACGGGGAGAAAGGGAGGGGTTGTCCTCCATGGTAAAGTGGAGGTAGAGGGCATTTCGCTCCTCCGCCTTGCGGATCCACTCCTGATAGAACCAGTGCTGGGGGCCTTCGGGGTTGCAGTTAAACCACAGCCGCGACCCGGTGACGCTGCATCGGGCGATGGCCTGCTCCACGAAGGAGCGGGGCATCAGCGCCGCCTCGTCCAGCAGCACCCCTGCCAGCGTCACGCCCTGAATGAAGGCCGCGCTGCCCTCGTCCTTGCCGCCCATCAGGTAGAAGCGGTTTTCCCGCTGACCGTGCCGGATCAGCAGGAGGTTTTCGCTTCGTTTTTCCCTGCACCGGAATCCCAGCTCCTTCAGCAGGGGCGTCAGCTCCTGCAGCAGATTCCGCCGCAGGGACACCACGCTCTTCCCGCAGAAGGCGAACTGCTGATCCTGAAACCGGCTCATGGCCCACAGCACGAAGCTCAGCCCCATGCACAGTGTTTTTCCGCTTCGCACCGCGCCGTCGCAGATAATGGCGTCCCGGTGGCGGTCGTCGCTTCCCTCGCCCCACCATGTCATCACCCGCTTTTGCTTCGGTGAAAAAGTTTTGATCTTCAGAAAAACACTCCTCTCATCCTTCCAGCGCCTCCAGCAGCGCCTGCATGCCATCCTCGCCGCCGCCGGTGTATTCCAGCAGCAGGCCGATGGCCTTGACTCTGTCGGCGAACTTGATCTCCACGGCGCCGTTTCCGCTCCGTTTAAACTCGCTCACGCCCCACAGATCCAGTTCCGCCGCCCGCACGCCCTCCGGCGTCAGTGCCAGTGCCACCGCGTCATTGGGTGGGGAGAAGGCGATCTTTCCCAGTGCCTCCAGAATCACCTCACGATCCGGTTCCATCACATCACCGTCCCTTCACATGTAGGCCAAAACAGGGGAAAGTTGTACGTTTCTGTGCAACAAATAAAAAATTTTTTTTGGGAACATATTTCCTGAAGCTTCCGTCTATACCCGGGAAGGCAGGATCCGGTCCGGCATAAACGGCGAAAAACGGTCTGAAAACTGAGTGATACGCCGTCAAAAGCAGTCGCAAACCCGATTCTGCAGCAATATTACAGTTATGTTACAAACCGCTGTAATCCATTGACGAGTCCGCCCCCCTGTGATAAACTCCATTCGTAAACCAGAGAAGCCCGATCCCGGACATTCACCCCGGGACAGATACGGGACCGGCTAGCCACGGTATGTGCTCCGGTGCGGATGAATGGAGGACGCTTCAAAGGTTTGCAACATAAGAAGGGAACACAGATTCCCAAAAAATTTTGAAGGAGGAACCCCACTATGAGAAATCTGAAGAAGATTCTCGCTCTGGTCCTCGCTCTGGTCATGACCTTCTCCGTCATGGTCACCGCCAATGCCTTCACTGACGATGAGAGCATCACCGACACTTATGCTGTCGCTACTGAAGTTCTCGCCGGCCTGAAGGTGTTCGAGGGCTACGAGGATGGCAGCTTCCGTCCCCAGGGCGCTATCACCCGCGCTGAG